AGGGTTAAATTTGATGTTGAGAGAGTAGCCATTAATTAACTCCTTATTTAATTTTGCTGATTTGGATATAGTGATCTTGATATGCCGTCAAAATCTTTTGGTATGCCAGAACCTTTGCCCATAGCACCTTCAGAATTACCAACATAACCGTCTTCACTAATAGCCTTACCTGCTCGGTACATAAACCGAATTACTTCGGGATGGTTGCCCAAGCCTGATTCTTGCAGCAGGTCTTTTAAAGCATCAGTACCAAACGCTTTAAGTGATGATTTAGCAATTTCTAAATTGGCATTAAGATTTTCGCCACCAAATTCTTCATCTGATTTTGAATCGTTTGCCCATTCAAGTTTTACCTCTTCAACAACTTTTGCTTGTCGTGCCTGTATTACAGGTGCAACTTTGTCTAATACTTTTTGTGCAGAATCTTGTGGCAGGTCAAGTTCTTTAGCGACTTCACCGAAAGCAGTTAAAACTTCGGGGTCGAGTTCTTCTGGTGCGTCAGCCACCTTTGCATTAAACTCGTATTTTTCAGGTGCACCTTTTGGTGTTTCTGATTCGTTAGTTTCACTTTCAACAGAGGATTCATCCGAATCTTGCTGATCCTGTTCAGATTCTGTTTGCTGCTGTGTGTCAGTAGTTGTTTCAGTTGATTGCTCAGTTGATTCGTCTACTGGCTGCTGCGTATCGCCTTCATTGGTTTGGTTGGCTTCCGTTATCAGCGTTTCTGACATTTTTTTGCTCCTTAATCATTGTCGGGTATAACTCAGGACAGAGAGTGTGAATCAAGTTTAGTATTTGCAAACCATAGTTTCTGTTACCTTCGCTAAATGACATTGCCATTGCGTTAGTGTTAAACGATGATCGGAAAACACCTGCTTGTTCCAGAAGTCTCCAGATTAATCTGCGACCCCTCTTGCTGCTCATGAGCCATTTGATGTCCGACTCTTCATTTTGACGGTCAATTCTTTCCGCAGACTTTTTATTGTCTTTAGATTTTTGTTGACCTTTTAAGTCGAGAGGATTGTATTCACTCATGATTTAATATATCTAGCAATAACCGTGTTACGGTCACACCTCTATGCTTTTTTCTTCTTTTTTGTTTGACTATCTTTTAATGCTTTAGCTGTTGGTGCACCCTCTTCACCCGGTCTACGCATACGTTCACCAGAACCAGCTTTAATTCTTTTGCGTTTTGCATGAATGTTTGCCCAGAGTCCTTGTCGTTTAGCCATAATTAAAACATTGAGGGGTAAAGTTTTCTTAGTTTTTCCATATCTTTTCTAGCAGCATCGTCTAACATACCTGCTTCTTCCATAACTTTATATGTTTGTATTTTTCTACGTTGAATGTTTGTTATAACACCACCTTTTTTTTCTTTTTTCTTTTTTTTACCAAACATTATTTACTACCTCCATACAATGTCTCTGCAAATTTTTCTAATTTTGATTTATTTTTTTTCTTTTGTTCTTGTTCTTTATTATGTTGTTCAATCATTTTTCTATACCGTTTTTTAAAATCAGGTGACATTCTTGTAAAATTTGGATCTTCCATTTTATACCTCCAATGGTGATGGTGAATTGTAGCCACTAAACTGGTTCATCATGTCCATCATAGATGGCTCACCAGTTTTAGAATTATTTAATTTGACTGCATTTTCTACTGCGTTTTGTTGTGCTTCCTGTTGTGCCATCGCCTGTTGTGCTGCTGCCCTATCTTCTCGTATCTTAGCTACTCGTTCACCTGCAACTATTAAAGATGGGTCTACACCTAACATATCTGCATATCCATCTGCCCATGCATCACTATCAAATTTATCTAATACGTCTGGTTTCATCTGTGCTACCGCACCCATGCTATTTACATACCTATCTACACTATTAGTACCAATAGCACGTTGTGCTTGTGCCAACATTGATACAAATTCTACGCTTAATTCCATACCTTGTAGCTCTTCTGGAGCTGGTGGTATTAAATCACTTTCAACCATACGGTTAAATGTATTATCAATTAATGGATCTAGCAATTCATTGTGCAATCTTTCCAATACTGGACCTAACATAAGCAGTTTTTCTTCGTGACGTTCTGCCACTTCCGTTGCAGTCATTCTTGTATCAGTAGCATTTGCCAACATAAGAAATAAATCTGCATAAAAACTACCATTAATACGTTGTCTTACGTCTTGTATATCCATTAACAAATGTTGTAAGTTTAAATTTACGTTAAATGCTGTCTCAATCTTGCCTTGTTGCCCATCAATAAACGTAACTCCACCCGGTAAACTGTCCACATCTCTATTTTTCATGTAACTTGGCACTTGCAATGGTGGTTTTGTCTGATAATCAATACCTTGTGCCTTGCGTAACTGTTCATGTTGCAATTGTTTTACGTCACCTAATGCTTCCATACCCGGTGAATTGCCATAAATATCACCACCTGCTACTCCCCATCTAGGTATTACAGCAGGGAAATCTCTATAACCACTTTCTCTTAACACTTGCTCACCTTCTCCTCCCATTTCAAAATAACAAGATTTATATGCCATATTCATATTGTCCTTTTTCTTGAAATCACGTTCTCGATCATCTCGTGGTTCTATTGCATGAACTATTGTTATATATGCGTCTAAATTACCTCTGTCATATAAATTTTTTGTAGATATAGAACACTTGTCATAACCAAATTCTCTTACTATTTCGCCTACAGTTTTTTGAAACTCCCTATACAAAGTATTTACTCTACCCTGATAGTCCTGTGCTATTGCATATTCCCCACAAGTTACAGGGTAATGATGTATTGCTGTTTTAGAATCTGGTAAAATTATAGATCCAGCAGTACCAAATGCTCCTAATTCCTCATAAATACCATGTAACGTTCTATATGTATTAGATTTTTGAAACACCAACTGCATACGTTCTGTAACGTCATTAAGCCACAACTTAACAGGAGAAAAACTATTTAATTCTGGATCAGCAGTAGCAAGCCTAAACCAAGGTCTTGCAGGGGATGTAGCACCTGCCATCATACCTGCACCTAACGTTCTTAACGCTCTTGTACCTGTGTTGTCATAAATACTGTTATGTCTTCTATGTCCTTTATTTCTATCCTGTTGAAAATAACGTCCATTTCTTGGTAACAAATACGTTGTTATTTCTTGCCAATGCGACCACCAAGTGGCTCTTTCTGTTCTTAGGTGACCCCACCTAGATAACAAATCAGCACGTTTTGTTTTCATTGTTTAACCACCTAGCAATGTGTTGCCACCAAGATTTAATTGATTAGGATCTACACCTTGGACACCAGTTAACATCGTACCAGCAGGGCCTGTTAATGCTGCTTGTTCTTCTTTTGATTGTATTGCACTAACATCTGCTCTCTTTCTGTTAGCTCTATTCATCTCAACATCTGCACGGTCAGAAGCTTCTTTAGCTCTTTGTCTTGCGTCCGCATTTGCTTGTTCTTGCAACCTTAATTGTTTTTTTTGTTGTTGTCTTTGTTTTTCACCAGAATAAACCTGATAACCAACTAAAGCTGCTCCTAATGCTGCAAATGCCATTTTATAACTCCTTTGAAAAAACTATGTCTTGTACACCATATTTTAATCTTGGTAACAATGTAGATAAAGTGGTGTGTTCTTTAGCGTGCCATAACATGACTTTACATCCAAGAGATTTTGCGTAATCTTCAGTAATTTTCATAAGACGTAATCCAATTCTACCGCCCCTAAATTCTTTTTTAATAAATAAAACGTCATTTTGAGAATATTTGAGATCGGCATAATGCAAATGATTAGTTACCAAATTCATAGAATAACCAATACAGACATCGTTTTGCATTGCTAGATAAATAAATAATGAACCTGATTTATCAAGTGCATCATACATAGGCCAATTTGGTTTTAATTCCATTAGATCTTTACGAAGTGCTATTTCCTCGTAATGTTCTTGGAATAAAGGATCTGCTTTGACCTTGAATTCATCTAACGTGCAGAGTCTAATTTCTGTTTTAGGTACTCTACTTTCGTTTACACTACAAGTAGATTCATTGGTTACGGTCACACTAGTCATAAAAGATAGTTTGTTACACAATCAAATATTATATGCAGTCTGTCAGTCATGCCAACATTATGAGCCGTATGTAATTTCTTATGATTAAACCACCAAACATCGCCTACATTGAACTTTTGCTCTTGATCCCCACAAGTTTGACTGCACCATTGATTACTTTGCAACACTAAATGAAATCTTTGATAGTAATCAGCATACGTTCCCTGATCATTATGCTTAGTTACATGACCACTAGGCTTCAAGTTCACTATAAGTACCCTTCCCATCTCCTTAACTTGCAACTGCTCTAGTATTGGTCGCATTAATGGTACTAAAGCAGGTTTTAAATATTCCATACATGGGTAGTCATATGAACCTGTATCAAACAAAACGTAGTATGTACTCATTTTTAGTGGTCCTCTTACGTATATGCATTCGGTATCTTTGTGTGGTGATTTATTAAACTTTTGTCTTGTTTCAATTTCTTTCCACAACTTTGGTTTTGCATCTAATAATTTAAGCAATGGTTCTACATCTAGCCCATCTGCTATACGCACAAAATTACATTCTGGTGTATGGGTCATAATCCTTTTTGTGTGTAGCTTTTTTGCGTCTCTTAATGTATATATCCTCCATTTCTTTCTTGGCTACTGGCAGGGCAAACGTTAACGCTAATGCATCAGCCAGATCTGGTGACCCTGCTCCCTGCAATCTCTTCTTAATCTGATCCTTGCTTTCCAATACACGTCTACCTACGTTGTCATACCAATAAATTGGCGTTGCTAGTTCTTGTTTAAGGGCTATGTCGTTTGGTATTGCACCACCCTCCTCTATCCATTGCTTCATTAACCACCACATCTCACTTCTACGGTTTAGGTATTGCTCTGGCTTGGTTGCCTTACCACCAAATGGTATCTCGATTACGTCATACGATAACTGCCTTAGTCTGTCGATTACACCACTACCTGCACCTGCGTCACAGAACACAGCATCTGGGTCATGTTCCTCTATCAGGTTGGCTACTCTGGCTGCTAAATCCATATTGTCAATCCCTCTGTAGACCACAGGCTTAAATGCCTGTCTACCTTGCCTACGAAATACCACAGATCGGTCATCTCCAAACCTTGCAGGGTCGATTCCTAATACTACTGGTGACATATCTACATGGCTTTGTTGGTATACACGTTTAGCTGCATCTTCGGTATCTGCCAATGCAATAAGTTGATCATCACCCTGTGCTGAAAAGTCGCATAGATATTCCCTTGCAAATGATGTCTCACTCATATCACGTTTGAGACGGGTTACTTCGTTGGGATGTAACGAATCAGTATCGAATACCGTGTATCTTGCTGCTGCCCATCCGTCCTCCTCTATGGCTTTGTAATACAATTCACTAAATAAATTTATGCCCTGCGGAGTGCCTATAAAGAGTGACCATCCCAAACGGTCGCTTAACGCAGGTTGGACAATATCTGACCATAGTTCGTTCTTGATATTCGCTACTTCATCTATTACACAACCATCAAGTCGCATTCCTCGAAGTGCATCTGGATTATCGCCCCCAAAGAGTCTAATGATTGCTCCATTATGTTTAAACCTTA